AAACTGGGATGTTCAACACAGGACTCTCGCTTGGATGGTTTATTTGAATGATGTCAAAGAGGGTGGTGAAACTGAGTTTCAATATCAGAAACGAAGAGTTCGTCCCAAAAAAGGAACAGTTCTTATTTGGCCTGGAGGATTCACTCATCTTCATAGAGGCAACCCTCCTCTAAGTGGTGATAAGTATATCGCTACTGGTTGGTATCAAGGATCAATTGGTTTACGTGAAGTACATACCGCTGGTATTAACGATAAAAGACAAATCGAAGATTGATTACTTGGGGCTCGAGCCCCAATTTTTGTGTCAGGGGTTGCGGAAAACCCTTAGACATAATATAATAAATACAACGCAGTAAATTATTACAACATGACGCAACAAAAAACTGCACTGGTTCTCGGTGCTGGTGGTTTCATTGGAAGTCATATGGTTAAACGCCTGATCAGAGAAGGATATTGGGTCAGGGGTGTAGATATTAAATATCCAGAGTTCTCTGAGACGATGGCTCATGAGTTCGTTATTGGTGATCTTCGTAGTCATACTGTCGTTGAAGGTGTTCTCTCTGTCAACAATGGCACCTTTGATGAGATCTATCAGTTCGCTGCAGACATGGGTGGTGCAGGGTATATCTTTACTGATGAACACTCTGCAGACATTATGCATAATTCTGCTAGTATCAATCTAAATATTTTGGATCGTCAGAAGAAACTGAATGATTTTCTTAGTGTAAACAAAACTAAGATTTTCTATAGTTCTTCTGCATGTATGTACCCAGAACGTAATCAACTGGACCCTGATAACCCCGATTGTCGTGAAGAATCCGCATATCCAGCAGACCCAGACTCCGAATACGGATGGGAGAAACTATTCTCCGAACGTGTATACTTTGCTTACAACAGGAACTATGATATTCCTGTTCGTGTTGCCCGTTATCATAACATCTTTGGTCCCGAAGGAACCTGGGAGGGAGGAAAGGAGAAAGCACCAGCTGCAATCTGCCGTAAGGTCGCCTATCTTCCTGAGACGGGTGGAGCAATCGAGGTGTGGGGAGACGGCTTACAGACTCGTTCCTTCCTGTTCATTGACGAATGTATTGAAGCAACTCGAAGACTGATGGACAGTGACTTTATGGGTCCTGTGAACATTGGATCTGAAGAAATGGTACAGATCAATCAACTAGTTGACACTGCTGCCAAAGTTTCTGGTAAAGTAGTAACTAAGTTGCACAAACTTGATGCACCTTTGGGTGTTCGTGGACGTAACTCCAACAATGATCTCATTCGTGAGAAACTTGGTTGGGATTATTCTCAAACCCTTGAGGAAGGTATCCGTAAAACGTATGAGTGGATCTCTGCTCAAATCAAAAACCGTAAACTAGCTGAACGTGAATTGACTAATGTCTGAAACTATTACTAAAGTACCCGATACAACTATTGTTCTCAGGAAATCTGAGATTCAAAACCTTGATGTCTCTGCACTAGAGAATGCATCTCTTAACCCGAATGACTGGCTGTCTGCTGGACAATCTGAGTATCGTCTCTATGCATATTTGTCTACTTGTTTCAATGATTCTGTTATCCTTGACGTAGGTACTCGCGTTGGTGGATCTGCTCTTGCACTTTCTTATAATGAAAACAACCGTGTCATTAGTTATGATTTGGTTGAGCAAGGTGCATCTAAAATCGTAAAGGATAATATTGAATTTAAGATTCAAGACTTTCGTGAAGACGAAACTCTAAACTACGATGAGATTTCAATCATTATGATTGATGTTGATCCTCATGATGGTGTTCAAGAAGTTGAGATGATGGAATTCCTGAACGACAAGGAATGGAAAGGTATTATTCTTCTGGATGATATTGGTCCTGCTTGGCCTGAGGTTCAGGACATGTGGGATGCAATTGAGGATCCCAAGATTGATGTGACTGAAGTTGGTCACATGAGTGGAACTGGACTGGTAAACTTTGGATCTAAGCACACTGTTGATTGGGAATGAAAATTACTATTTTGGGGTCTTCTGGTCAGGTGGGTGCCTACCTGACTCAGTATTTCAAGGCCAAAGGTCATGATGTAATTGAGTTTGATAAAGTCAATGCAGACTGGCAGGATATGACTCGTATCCCCAATGTCAATCTGCAAGATGCTTTGATGGATACAGACTTCTGTTTCTTCCTTGCATTTGATGTGGGTGGCTCTCACTACCTGAAAAAGTATCAACATACATTTAAATTCCTTGATAACAATGCAAGGATGATGTGTAATGCTTTCCAGTATCTTGAAAAGTATAAAGTTCCTTTCGTATTCGCCTCATCTCAGATGAGTAGCATGAGTTATTCTCCTTACGGAGTTATGAAGAGAGTTGGTGAACTATATACTGAGTCCCTGGGTGGCAAGATTGTTAAATTCTGGAATGTTTATGGTATCGAAAATGACATGGAGAAAGCCCACGTCATTACCGACTTCATCGACAAGGGATTTAGGAACGGAGTCATCGACATGATGACAGATGGTACAGAACAACGAGAGTTTCTCTACGCAGAAGATTGCTGCGAGGCTCTTGAGGCAGTCATGCAAAACTATGATGACTTCACCTCTACTGACCCTCTTCATATTACTTCTTTTGTCAGTACATCTATTCTGGAAGTCGGAAAGATTATTCAGAATCTATTTGATGCTGACGGTAAAGAGGTCAAAGTCATTCCTGCGGAGTCGAAAGACACTGTTCAGAAAGATGCTCGCAACCAGGCGGATACCTTTATTACTAAGTGGTGGAAACCCAAGACTAGTATCGAAGAAGGTATTGCAAAAGTCTATCGAGAAATGAAACATTACCATGAGTAAAGGATTTAAAAAATCGTTGACGAGATCCCCAGGCAACGATACTTCTATCTTGTCACCAGATAAAAAGTTTCCAATTAACTTGATCTGTAATGATGATTTGGAACCATCTACATCTGCAAATAACAGATCTGTCTATACCCGTTGGGTTCGTGACGGATCTGGATTTTGCAATTTGTATGTCAACCATAAAGCATTAGAAGTTCTGGAAGATACTAGTGATCTTCCCAAGTTTATTTGGTTGCTTGAGTCCAGAGAAATTATTCCTGATCAGTACAAATTCATTGAGGATAACTATGATTTTGTTGCTAGTCGTGTGGATGGTATTTTTACTTGTGACCAAAGACTCACGCATGAGGCTGGTCCTGACGGTAAATTTCTTTATTGCCTCTCTAATGCTGCTCCTTGGGTCATGGATAGGGACATCTACGACAAGTGCAAGCTCGTCTCAATGGTCGCATCTAACAAAGGATATACTCTGGGACACCAGCGTCGTCTCAAAGTAGTGCAGGAATACTTTAATAAGTATGGTGGTGACGATCTATTTGGTTGGGGACTTCCTCAGGAACTTCCTCTCAAAGAAAAGTCCAGAGCACTTGCAGACTACATGTTCTCCTTTGCTGTAGAGAATGCAAACTATCCCACGTACTTCACTGAGAAGTTGACTGATTGTTTTGCTTGTGGAACTATTCCTGTTTACTATGGTACAGCAGGAGTTGCACAATACTTCAACCACGAAGGAATCATCTTCCTTGATCAAGATAAACCTTGGGAAAACATTCCTTGGGAAAAATTGACTCAAGAGTATTACCTATCAAAGAAAGACGCTATTGTAGAAAACTTCAATATCGCTAAAGAGATGCGAGTTGCAGAAGACTACATGTATGCAAATTACTTAGCACAATTAGATCCTATTAGAAATCAGAGGCCAGTAACAGTATGACAACTACAGTAGATAGAAAGGGTTGGGAAGCCGAAGATAAAATTGCAGATGAATACCTACGTGCTTGTACCGAAGCAGTAGAAGATGATTCTGCTTTTGAAGTATTCAAATCCAATCCAGAGTATACAACTATTCTAGAACACGTTCTTAAAGATCAGGGTCAATCATACCTGAACATGGTTCGTGAGATGAACGAAGAAGCCTTTGAGGAAAACCTCGCAGGTTTCAGGGAGAATGATCAGTATGGTTCTCCCAATAAAGAAGTTTATCCTGGTATTGAAGGTCAGATTTCTCCTACCACTCTACGTTACATTAAGAATACGTTTGAGATTGCTTTCATGGTAAATGAAGCACCCATTAGTCGTATTGTTGAAGTTGGTGGAGGATACGGTGGACTGTGTAAAGTTCTTAGCACTGTCTGTGAGTTTGATGAGTATATTCTGATTGATCTTCCAGAGGTCAGTGCTTTGCAAAGAAAGTACATCGATCTGTTCCCAGATATCAAAGATAAAGTAAAATGTATTCCATGCACTGAGTACGAAGAGATTAAAGATATCGATCTCTTCATTAGCAATTATGCTTTGTCTGAGTGTAGTCTTGAAGTTCAGATGGAATACTATGATAAACTGGTTACAAATACTAAGTTTGCTTATCTCATCTACAATCTTGTCAACTTTAACGATTTCCACTATAATGATTTCATCGACAAGATGAAGGAAACATTTACCTTCGATGTTGGTAGAGACTATGAAAACACTGTCATTCTAGCTACAAAAAAAGATGAATCGAATCCCTGATTATATGGAATTAACATGTGATATTGTCGCATGGATCTGTGATTACTGTTATAAACACTCCATCAAGTCTTTGGTTGTTGGAGTGTCTGGTGGTATCGACTCTGCAGTTTCTTCTACTCTTGCAGCTAAGACTGGTCTTCCTGTCTATGCTGTGGGTATGCCAATCAACCAAAACAAAGAACAGGAGACTCTATCTGATGCTCATCTGTTCTGGTTAGAAAAGAACTATGATAATGTGACCGTTCTTAAGGCAGATCTTTCCGAAGTATTTGGAAAGTTTATTGAGACTATTGGTAATGATTGTGGTGTTGAATACTCCATCAATAAAATGGCAGGTGCAAACAGTCGGTCTCGACTTCGTATGGTAACCCTGTATCAGATCGCTGCCTCTGTTGAAGGTATTGTGGTTGGTACAGGTAACAAGGTGGAAGACTATGGAGTTGGTTTTTACACTAAGTATGGTGACGGTGGCGTTGATATTGCTCCGATTGCTGATCTTTATAAAACAGAAGTAAGAGAACTTGGACGATTCAATGGAGTAATTCCTGAAATCGTTGAAGCAAAACCCACTGATGGTCTGTGGGATGATGGACGTACTGACGAGGACCAGATCGGTGCATCCTATGAAGATTTAGAATATGCTATGGAACATGGCACTGGTCCTGCAGTTCGTATCCTTCATGATTTCAACTGTAAGAACAAGCACAAGATGCTTCCTATCCCTACATTTAATTTGGTTACTAAGAAATGAGAATCGGTGTCATTGGTGCAGGTCGTCTAGGGATCTGCTTTGCTCTTCTTTGTGAGGAGAGTGGACATTCTGTAATTGTTTCTGACGTGCAATCAAAATACGTCAGTCAACTTAACAATCGTGAGATCTTCAGTAATGAACCTGAAGTCGAAGATCTTTTGATGAGATCAGAGAACTTACGTGCTACTACAAGTAACCAGGAAGTTATTCGTAGTTCGGATGTAATCTTTACCTTCGTTCCTACACCATCTCTTTCTGATGGCAGTTATGACTGTTCATGTGTTGATATGGTTGTAGAAGATCTTTTCAATTCACCAGATCTTCAGGATAAAAGTTTTGTTATTGGATCTACAGTCAATCCTGGGTATAGTGATACTGTTCAGGATCGATTAAAAGGTAGAGGCATTGATGTCTTCTACAACCCAGAGTTCATTGCACAAGGAACTATCATTCGGGACATGAGAACCGCTGATATGATTCTCTGTGGTGGTGAAGATCCTAGAGGGTTTGCTGAGATTCAAATGATCTATGAGGATATTCAGGATTCTGAGGTTCACTTCTATCCCATGTCTCGCAAAGCTGCAGAGATTACTAAGATTGGCGTAAACTGTTTTCTTACATATAAGATCAGTTATGCTAACATGATGGGTCAGATTCTATACAATTCTGGATGTGGAGACGAGATTGACAATGTTTTGGATGCCGTTGGAGACGACACCAGAGTCGGTGCTAAATATTTGCGTTACGGATTAGGCTTCGGTGGTCCTTGTTTGCCCCGAGACAATCGTGCATTGGGTCACTATGCTCGGACTGTTGGTCTTGAGTATAGTCTTCCTGATGTTACGGATGATTTCAACGATGCACATGCAAACTTTATTAAACGATATTGTATCGAACAGAACGTAGACAATCTTCCTTTCTTTATTGAGAGTATCGCTTTCAAGAAAGGTTCTGATATGACTGTAGAGAGTCCACGATTCTTGCTGGTTGAAGACCTTTTAAAAGATGGATATACTGTTTATGTTCAAGAAATTGAAGATGTTATCGATCATCATGAAGATGAATTGATTGATCTTTATGGAGACAATATCATCTTCGTTAAGAACCCTGCAGAGATTCATGAACCAGTTTGGAGGATTGACTTTTGACAATCAGTTATAATCGCCTAGGTAGCAACGGACGACTAGGTAATCAAATGTTTCAGTATGCCTCTTTGCGAGGCATCGCTGCTTATAATGGATATGATTGGATGATTCCTCCTGATGATACTAATCATCGGGATAATTATGGTTTGTTTGAAACCTTTGAAATGGTTCACTGCAAGCCAGAGAATTTAGGAATCACTAATTTTCCTAACGTAGGAGAGTCTACACACGCCTTTGATGATAAATTATATTATACAAAGGACAACGTAAATATCGACGCATATTTACAGTGTGAGGATTATTTCTTACATATCGTTGATCACATCCATGAGGATTTTACTTTTAAATCTGATTACAAGGATCCTTGTGTGGATGTGGTTAGCAGTCTTGATAGCGCTCCCATTTTTCTGCATATCAGACAATCGGATAACATCGGACGAGAAGAGTTCCATCCAATTCTACCGTTATCTTATTATGAGGAAGCGCTGAGTCACTTCCCCAAAGATACTCCATGCTTTGTTTTGACAGATGACATTGACTGGTGCAAACAACAGTCATTCTTTGATGATGATCGATTCATGTTCAATGAAAGCAATGGTAGATATTCTTATCAGACTATTGATGGTACTGGTAAGATGCAGAACACTCTTCTGCCTCAAGTTGATTTGTGTCTGATGAGTTTGTGTACTGGTGGTATTATTGCAAACAGTTCCTTCAGTTGGTGGGGAGCATGGTTGCAGAATGATCGTGGAAAGATTATTGCTCCTAATCCAGAGAAGTGGTTTGGGTCTGCTATGACTCACCTAGATACTTCTATGATTGTTCCTGCACGTTGGGAAACTTTGGATTGGAGTAAGTGATGAGAATTGCAGGAGCACAAATTCCTGTTGGATTGGACGTTCAACGGAATAAAATAGAGATTCTAAAGGCAATCGATTGGGCAAAAGAAAATGAAGTTGACCATCTTTTGACACCAGAGGGATCTCTTTCTGGATATCAGGATGGATGGCAACCTAAAGAAGAAGAAATTAAAGAAGCTCTTGATGAAATTCTAGAATTTCAGAGAGGAATTGGTCTTCATCTGGGGACCATGTTTATAGAAAGATTATCTGATTGGGATATAACACATCGCAATGAGATTAGACACTACAATAAATTTGGTGAACTAAGTGCCGTAACGTATAAGACACATTGTATTCCACATGATAGGTGCATAGCTAGACATGATGATACAGATCCACTTGCATATTTTGAAGTGGAACCAGGCACAGAAGCACTGGGAATGATATGTAATGACATGTGGGGTTCGGCTGAAGAAGAGAACGTATCTTTTTGCGATAATTATCTTCTCGATCATAATGTTCCACTTATATTTCATGCAACAAATGGTTTGAAGTGGAATAAAAAAGATAAAAGACATAAAATTTTTAGTGATTATAATGAATCATTCTTAAGGATGGTTGCTTTCAAAAGTCAATCAACTATTTTAACTGTAGATTCCTGTGTCAATTGGGAATGGGATGGTGATGAGAGTAAGATAGATGAGTGCATTACCTCTAGTCCCAGTGGTGTTATAAATTATATGGGGTGGCAAACTAACGTCCCAAGACAAGGTAGACAATTCTTCTATTGTGATGTAGACTTGAATATGAAAGAGTCATATCAAAATTATAATAGAGAAATGTCTAAAACATATCCACATGTGAATTTTAAGCTTTGAGTCATGGCTATTACATTTAAGGGACTTGGTAATGAGGGTCGTCTGGGAAACCAGATGTTTCAGTATGCTTTTGTTCGCGGAGTTGCGGACAATAGAGGATTTGATTGGTTCGTTCCTGGACCAAATGCAGATAGACTTGATAACTATGGTCTATTTGATTGCTTTGAATTATTCAACTGCGACCTAGTAGAGAACACTGGAGAGTATTTCGTCTCTAAAAAGGTCGAATACCGTGACATGCATTTCAATGAACAGATTTTCAATGAGTGCGAGGACAATACCGATTTCTCAGGCAACTTTCAGACAGAACGTTACTTTGAGAAGATCAGTGCGTCTCTGCGTGAGGATTTCACTTTTAAAAAGGCGTACCTGGAACCGTGTCAAGAGTTTATTGATTCTCTTGGTGGACGTGACGAGTGTATCTTTTTGCACGTTCGTAGAGGTAATCCAAACCTTACTGGACGTAGAGGGGAGAAGTGGTCTTATCAGATGGTGCAAGAATATCACCCGCTCTGCAAAGCTGATTATTATGTACGGGCTCTCCAAGAATTCCCAGAAGACAAACAAGTTGTAGTTGTTTCTGACACTATTGATTGGTGTAAGAAACAACCATGGTTGCAAGGTGATCGATTCCACTTCTCCGATTCTTCATATGAAGAGTTTGGAGACGGTGCCTCAGTACCTTACATTGATCTTTGTCTGATGAGCCTTTGTGGTGGTGCAATCATCGCCAACTCATCTCTATCTTGGTGGGGAGCGTGGTTGCAGAACGATGCGGGCAAGGTGGTTGTACCTGATCCCTGGTTCGGACCTGCATATGACCACTATGATATGAAGGATATGATTCCAAAGAGATGGGTCAAACTTCACAATGATCCAACGCCTGTGACTCCCGAATGAAAGACCTAACATACCTATTGCCTTGTCGAATCGAGACGGATGATCGCCTCCGTAATGTAATTACATCAGTATCGTATCTACTTAAGAACTTCCCAGAGGCAAAAGTTCTAGTCAAAGAAGTTGATACTAAATCACAATTCATTGAGTTTGCTCTTCCCCAGATCAAAAAGTATGCTGGTGACATTGGTCAACTAAAGCATAGTTTTGAGAAGAGTGATGAAAAATTCTTCCACAAAACAAGAATTCTAAATGATCTATGTGTCGCAGCTGACACTCCAATCATCTATAATCATGATGTAGATGTAGTTTTACCAAAAAATAGTCATGAACTTGCTTACCAAGGAATCACACAAGAAGGATCTGATGCTGTTTATCCTTTCGGATGCGGAATTTATCAGTGGGCTGTTAACTATTCCGACGAGTTGTTAGATAAGTTTCTCTCATCTCACGATGGTACAGATTTTGATTTGAGTGTTCTTGATAACAGTAAACAACGCATCCCTTCTTCTATTGGATGGGGGCAGATGATCAAAAAAGCTGCACAGGTCTCTGCTGGTATGTGGAATGAAGAGTTTATTTCATGGGGTGCAGAAGACTGTGAGTTCTATTACCGACTCAATCTTTTTGGGTTCAAAGTAGGCAGAGTTATTGATGACATCTATCATTTTGAACATGGTAGAACGTTTAACTCGCACTATCACAATCCCAAGTTCCAAGACAATGATCGACTGTGGAATTGGATTCGTACTCAAGACAAAGAAAGTCTTACTCAATATTATTCAAAACTAGAATACATTAAACGTCGGGGAGAAGAACTCAATGCTAGCCTTTAATCAACTTGGAAACTTAGGAAGACTGGGTAACCAGATGTTTCAGTATGCAGCAGTCAGAGGTATTGCTGCAATGAGAGGATATCAGTTTGGTATTCCTCCACACGATGCAAAACGTGTTGATAACTACAGTCTTGGTAGAGCATTTAAGTTAGAATCTGTTGGTCCTTCTAACTTGCATGTCCTTGATCGTGGACATGCTCCAGTGGTTGTCGAAAAACATTTTCACTTCGATGAAGAACTACATAGAATGTGTCCGAACGACGTTAGTTTGTTTGGATTTTTTCAGTCGGAGAAATACTTCGCCAACATTAAGAATGAGATTCTAAGAGATTTTACTTTCCATGATTCAATCCTGGACCCCTGTAAAGAGATGGTTGATTCGCTGGATCAAGCGCCTCTCTTTCTTCACGTTCGTCGGGGTGATCCTAACCTTGTCGATGCTAGGGGATTTAAGTGGTCGTACACGCAATGTTCGTCGCAACATCCACCACAACCGCTTTCCTATTACGAGAAAGCTCTGAAGTATTTTGATGATGATCAACCCGTAGTAGTCTGTTCAGACTCACCAGAATGGGTCAAGGAACAGGAGTTCTTTGCCGATGATAGGTTCTTGATCTCTGAACCCCAAGACAAGTATCCTGATGGATCCTGGGAACCTTTCGTGGACCTCTGCATCATGAGTCTGTGCTCTGGTGCAATCATCGCCAACTCATCTCTATCTTGGTGGGGAGCATATCTTCAGAACAATCGCGGCACTGTTGTTGCTCCTGAGATGTGGTTTGGACCAGACTATAAAGACAAAGACACTTCAGATCTTTATGTGACAGGATGGATCAGAACTTAATTGTTGTTGATAATTTTTTAGACAACCCAGATTTTATAAGGCAAGTTGCACTTAAATTAGACTATAGTAATATTCAGGAAACTGTTCCTGGATGTAGGAGTACCGTTGCTCTTGGTGGAGATTTGTTTGATGAAGTTGATACTAAATTTCAACAAATTTTCAATTCTAAAATTAAGTGGTATCATGGAGCCGATTCGTTTTATGTCCAATCTTGTACAGAGGAAACGAAGACTTGGGTTCATGTAGATAACTGTAGTGATTGGGCTGCTGTCCTTTACTTAACGCCATATCCCGAGTTGGAATCAGGGACAGGAATTTATCATAAAGATGAAGATAATGAATGGGAAATGAACATCGCCGTAGGTAATGTCTACAACAGATTGATTGCATATAGAGGGAAATCGTTGTATCATAGGAGTATGGTTCCTGGATTCGGGAACTCTCTAGAAACTAGCCGACTAACACAAGTATTCTTTTTTGACTTAGAACCCAATGGACAAGAATAAATCTACTTATAAACTGAAGGGGTTTGGTCCTCTCTATGTCATCAACCTTGATGGTCAACCAGAACGTTGGCAATGGATGCAGGAACAACTTGATTATTGGGAGATCAAAGATTATACTAGGATCTCTGCTTATGATGGCAGACCTGAGGTTGGTGACGATCTTAGTGACATCATCCAAGGTAGATACCCCGATAGCATGAGTCCTGGTGAGATTGGCTGTGTCACTTCTCACTTGAAAGCTATCAAACACTTCTACGAAGAGACTGATGATCCTTATGCAATCATTATGGAAGATGATTGTGACATCAGTACTGCTAGATACTGGACATTCACCTGGAGACAATTCATCTCTAGGATCCCATATGATTGGGATGTTTGCCAGGTTGCAATCATTTGTCCTGGTGAATTGCATGTAAACATCCACCGTAGATTTGTCAATGACTTCTCTACTGCATGTTATGCCATCACAAGGCACCATGCTAAGAAGATCCTTGAGCATCATGTACGTGGAGACAAATATAAACTGGACAATGGAGTCAAACCACGTCCAGTTGCAGATGATCTTATCTACAACTCTGGAGTATCATATGCCTCTCCTATCTTTTTGTATAAGATTGAATTGGGTTCTTCCATTCACCCAGACCATATTGAGATCTTCCACAGGGGATCTCATGACGGTCTGAGAAATCTCTGGGAGACCCGTGGCAGTGATCTAACCATTGACAAGATCACTGAGTACGATCCTTACCTTGGACGTGTTGCAGGAAGAGATAAAACTCCTGCTTGACATAATTCAAAGGTCAAAGTAGTATAAATACTGAACCAACCCGTTTTGTAACGGGTTGTTACAATTGGCATATGTGCCAATTTGCGAAGACATGTCGAGTCTTCTTTCATCTGCGGGTAACCATTCCGCAAGTAAATAACGAGGTATCTAAAATGATTAAATCTGTATTCGCAGCAACTGCTGCTCTCTCCATGTCCGCTGGTGCTGCTTTTGCAGGTCCATACGTGAATGTGGAAGCAAACTCGGGATTTGTTGGTTCGGATTATTCTGGAACCGTTACAGATTTCCATGTGGGCTATGAAGGTGCTTCTGGTGATGTAGGTTACTATGTCCAAGCAGGCCCTAGCCTGGTCAGCCCTGATGGTGCTGAGTCTGAGACCGTTTTCTCTGGTAAGGCAGGTGCTTCTGTGGCTGCTACCGAGCGTCTTTCCGTCTATGGTGAAGTTTCGTTCGCAACTGGTATCGATGATGCTGATAACGGTTACGGAACCAAAGTTGGAGCAACCTTCTCCTTCTGATAGATTGTTAGGGATTAAAGATTAACCTAATCTTAAATCTAAATAAACGGACTTTTGTTAGAATACAGAAGTCCGTTTTTAATGAAACGAATAAACACAAGAAAAAGGAATTTTAAATGAAAGCAATCGCACTTGCCGCACTGGCACTGTCTGCACTGGCGACACCTGCCCTTGCAGGACCCTATGTAGAGTCTAAGCACGAATTCAAAGGTACTGATGAGGACTACAGCAAGGCTGTTCATCAGGCTCGCGTTGGTTATGAGACCAAGATTGGTGCCTTCAAGCCTTATATCGAAGGTGGTTTTGGTGTAACTTCACCAGAGGAGGGTGATCAAGAGAACTTTACTGCTCTTGAAGTTGGTACAAAGGTTAAGATTACCGATAAGTTTGGTGCTTATGGTAAGTTTGAGAACATCTTCCAAGAAGATGACACCCGCGACTGGAAAGTTGAAGTCGGCACCAAGTACAAGTTCTGATAACTGATAAATGAAACTCAAAGCAATCGCAGCTGCCGCCTTGGCAGCACCCCTGATGGTAGCTTGCGCTTCCACCGAGAATGTAGGAGTCAGTAAAGAGCCATACAGATTGAATGGCGCTGGTGCTTCTTTCCCTGCTATGTTGTATAACAACATGCTCCAAGATCTTGCTGAAAAGACTGGAAATCAAGTCAACTATCAAGCAGTTGG